CAGCTTGCCCCATCCAATAAACAGCACCATTAACTTGTTTGATTGCATTTTGACCTATCAATCCACAGTTCGATCCTACTTGTCTAATAGAAAATGTAAATGGAGGACCCACGAACTGCATTAAATATGCTGAAGTATCTGTAAGAATTAATATATAATCTTTTCCTTTTGCGGCTCCCACAATCTTAGTACCTGAGTCTAGTCTAAATGTTCCTGCAGTATTTGTTGATGTAGGGGCATAAGTATTACGATCTTCTTGATCCGAAAATCTTATAAATAATTTATCTTGTGTTCCTGCACTACCTATTGTTGTTTCTGTTCCTAAAATAATTAAATGTCTATCTCTTTCAGATACAATAGACATTATAGACCGTGTAGGGGCATTAGTTACAGCTGTAGCTCTAGTAGTTAAGGCGCTTCCTGAAGCGTGTATAGGTGACCAATTATAAGTTTTACCATCATGAGAAGTTGCAATAAGTATTTCTCCAAAATTATCTAAAGACCAGTTAGAAGGTTCTAGAACTACTGTTGATGTCGTAGTAGCTACGCCCCACCCAAGATAATCACTAGCGTCAGTTACAGTAGATCCATCAGTATGAATTGCGGCAGTTGTTCCCGAAGCTGCTCTTGAAATACCTGTTAACTCTACCCCGGCAACTCCACTATAAGTAATTAATTCTGAGTCTATTAAAATTGTTCCTGATGTTGGAAAACCTGTGGTAGAAGCTAATCTAATTTGTGTAGCTGATCCATTGTTACCATTTGTATCTGCTGCTAATGCTCCGTCCAAAGTAGTAGTGAGTGCTCCAGCTATACTTCCACCAAATAATCCAGTTCCAAAACCATAACCAAAAGTTTGTGTTAAAGGTCCAAAATCTTCATAAGGATTAATTGTCGCTGATCCGGTAGCCGATGTCGTGCCTGAAGCAGCAGTAGCTAATTGGATAGTAAAAGTATCTGTAGTTGAAGTTAAGACTTCAAATGGGTTATCAGTAAAATCAGTTGTAGCATAACCAGAACCAGTTGGAACGGTTACGGCTGTAAAAGTAAAAAGATCTCCTGCAATCAATCCATGGGATGCTTTATTAACTGTAATTGTTTGTGGAGTGCCTGTAGATGCTATTGTAAACGTAGCACCTGTAAGAGCAGTACCTAAAGGAGTAATATCATAAAAAGCTCCTGCATAATAAACAAAAAGACCTTTATGTGTACCTATGGCAGCATACGATCTACCATCAAGATCGGCCCAAATGTGTTGATTCCTTGCTGCACCTACTAAAGTGTTGGATGTTATTTGTTCCCAACCTCCTATTTTTTCTGGTAAGCCATATCTAAATCTTACCATGTCCCCATCAATCCATTGTCCTTCCGCAGCGACTTCAGTCACCTGTTTATTAAAACCAGGTTGTATTATTATGTTTCTTAATGACATAAGCTATTATAACTAATTATTAGCGATGTTTAAAGATGCTCTATGAAGAGGTTTTAAGGGCTTTGGATAGTTTTTTTACTATTATTTTTTGGATTTTCTCTAAGCCTCCCCCCATAGCTCTTATAGAAATCATCATTATTAACTCACATATCTCGTCATGAGTAAATTCTACTTTAATTTTTGCCGATGATATTGATGTTTGTCGTTTCTTTAATTGTCTTTTTAGCATCGTTTGCTCCAGTAAAAAATTGGAAATTTCCTGAGATAGTCACTCTCTCTTTATCGCTTGTGTAAAATGGATATACCATGTGGAAATGTTTAGCATCAAACATTAACATTTTTCCTTCAAAGGATTTATCAACTGGAATTGCCATAACTTCAATTCCTCCATTAACAGGACTATGACCCGCAAATACTAATTTAGAATTTGGATTTCCATGATCGAAACTAGCTGGTGGAAAAACCTTATTTTCTTCTTCTAAATCATAAGGGATATTTAAAAAAATAATAAAAGAAGCAAAACCTGTATGATTATGTAATGGATTAAACTCATACTTTTTTTGAAAATTTACCCAGCAACTTGATAAAGTAATAGGAGTAGCCACAGTGTTTGTATTAATAATTTTCCATTGCTCTCTAAAAGGTTGCTCATATAAATTTTTACTTAAAAAATTAAATATATCTTCTCCTACATTAGGTATTTGATACTCTTCTTTTATTAAACCAGCTAAATCTTTGTTATAGGTTATACCTTCTTTTCTTGCTTGTTCTGCAACAGCTTTTAAATGAGTGTAATGATCTTCTGGAAGTTCGGCTGTATTTATTCTTGCACTGTTAAAGAAAATTCTACTTTTTTCCCAATTTGTCATCTTTGTCCTTCGGGGGTACTTTTATTGTTTCTTTGTGATACTTAAAATTAGGTCTAGTAGTCATATACTTCATTGTTCCAGCGGGAAGTCTTTCTTGAATACCAGCAACTAATTTCATTAAGACATTTTGAAAATGTCTAATTACTTCTGCTGGAAAAAATAATTCTTTTTTCTCGTTAAGAATTTTTATTTCGTCATCAGTAAATTTAAATTTACCGTTTCCTTTTTCATCTTGTTCAATTATCATGTGTTGCTATCATTCTTAATGTGGTGGTCCAAGGATTCAAATCATAATCTTTTACACACCCCGTTGTTAATAAAATAAATACAATAACCATTATTTTTACAATAGCAATCATATTTAAAATAGTTTTTGACCTCTTTTTTGGCCATACATACTTCTTCCATCCATAGCATGTTGAGTATTAGGTCCATTTTTATCAACATAATGTAAAAAGGCTTGAGCATTCCAATCTCCTTGAAATTCATTTCTCCAATGCCATACTTCACATCCTAAATATACACCCGCATCTCCCGGCTCTAAAACTAAAGGATAACCATCCATGTAAATAGGCCATTGAGCACCGCAGGAACCTATATTTAAAGTAACACTTATTTCACAACTAGGTCTATCTCGATGTTTATAAAGTTCTGCTCCAAAAACATACATTCTCCAATAAGTATATGATTCTAAAAGTTCTTTACCTGTAACTTTTTCCATTAAAGGTTTTTTTAATAATTGAAGAGACTCAAGCATAGGATCTCCATAAAAATTACTTAAATGCATTCCTTCAATTTGTTTTTGATCTCTACCATAATCATCATAATTTCTGTGTCTTATTACACAATAATTTTTTAGTAATTCTATCTCATCTTTATTTAAAAAGTTTTTAATTATTTTATATTTAAAATCTTTACCGATCATATTGCCCAACTTACTAAAGTATATCTTGTGCCTGATGTAACTGGAATAACTTTATGTGGATACATAAAGTTAGAAGGCCATATAATAGTTCTTCCCGTTTTAGGTTTAATTATTTTAGAACTACTCATATCGGGTTTAAAAAATTCAAGTTCTCCGCCCATATAATTATCGTTTAAAAAAACAATAACACTTAAATTTCTTGGAATTCCTATAGCATGATCAACATGATCTACATAATGACCTCCCACAGCATATTTTAATATAGTGAATTCATAAAAACCTGTTAATGTGCAATGCTTATATTTTTGAAGAAAATTCTTTTTTATAAATTCATTGAGCTTGTATTTAAAAAAATTATGCCAATGAGCTTCGGTTAAACTTGGACCAGTGGGGTATAGACTATATGATTTAGTATCTCTAATCTGTTTTCTAAGAGCATTAGTAGCTTGATTAGGTAAGGAATCATCTCTTAAAACACGAGCATCTGCAAATTGAAATCTATTACAAAATCTTACTAATTTATTTAATTCTCTTGAGTCAAAAGCATCATCACATATCCATACAAAATCGTCTATCTGCATTTTTTCTTAGCCCAGTAGTCAGTTTTATAATTCCAAAGTAATCTGAAAGGATAAAACCATTGTTTATCCAAACGGTCACTTTTGTCTGCGTCTTTAATTGTCATTTTCCAATCATCTCTTTTAAATGGAATAATTTGAACGTAAGGAGTTCCTTTTTTTACAACAGTTTCTATTGAAGGATACTTATCTCCGTTCATGGTAAATGGAAAATTTATTAATTTATCCCATTTATCAGTATCCACAATACCTGGAATAATTGAAAATCTATCATCATGATTACTCATAGGGGGTACAAATAAGCATGAATACCCTGGTGGAGTTACTATGTACCAAGGATTTGTAAATTTATAAAAATGTTGACCCTTATTTTTATCAACTAAAGGGGACTCTCCTAATTGAGAAGTAGGATGAAAAGAAGCTGATCCCGTTGCACAATCTTGTAAATTCATCTCGAGTCTATTGTAACCATTAACATCTGGTACCACTACTCGAAAAAGTGTTTTTTCTTTTATCTCTTTTGTTTTTTCGTCTTGATATTTTTCTTTAACATTATGCCATATTTTATAATCTATAGGGACTCTTAATAAATACCCAAAAGTTAAGGTATCTAAAAAAGGCATACAACCTTTAATAGTTTTCCATTCTGTAGTATGTGTGAGTTTTTTATACCAGGGAGGAAGATTAAATTTAATGGGCTCTGGTTTATCTCCGCTAAATCTTATGTATTCTTTTTTACAAAAAAATTCTATGTTTTTCTCGAACATAGTTAAAGATATAACTTAAATTACTATAAAATTAAAGTATATTATGATGTTTTAATCTGAAGATTATGGAAGTATTCTACTCCATTATCAGCACAGTGTTTTTCCCAATTGATAGGATAAGTTAAAGAACCTTTATCTACACCTTTGCAATAATCTATATAAGTTTTAATTCTGCCTGCTATTTCTTTATCTCCATTACTTGTAGACCAAGTATCATAATCATGTTCAACCATTCCCCACCATCCATCAAGCTCAGCAGCATTTGTTGGAAGCCATGGCGCAGGAGGAGTTTGATCTTCGTCCGTTACAACAACATTATCTGCGGCAACATCTAATTTAATAGTTTTTAGATTTTGTCTAACTGCATTATAATCAGAATCAGAAATGTCTTTTTGAGTAAATTGATCATGATTAGAAATT